ATCGGGTTGAAAAAGATAAGCGGACCTTGGAATCCTTGTATGCAACAATTGCACGTAAGGCTTCATACGTCCCGGTTGTAGTGCGCATAAATCATTCTCTCTCATGGCAAACATGGGAGAAACCGTGGGTCTGGTTCGATGCACTTAGTCATGAAGGTCTGGTGAAAGAAGTCACTGGCCACATTAACTGCGATTTGTTTATCGAACTGACAAACCGGTACCTACCGAGGAACGACTTCAAATTGGATGACCTACTCAATTATAGTCGCCTCATGCCAACTCTGGCAATGGATTCCGACAGGTTAGATGACAATCTCATCACCTGTTGGGCCGCATATGACTATGTTCACAATATGCGGTTGCTGTCGCAGCGAGCGGGTTTTTAAATCGCTTTCCGCAATTTAGAGGCTCCAGGAGATTATTTCAAATCGGATATAAGCATGAAGACTTTTCGTGTTACTTGCCTAGCCAACTTCCTGTAAAGAAAGGTGTAAAAGTACGCATGTACAAGACGTGCACACAGGCTAGACATGTCGTAGCGGCCAGCCTCGGCTGCCATGTAAAAGGCGCTGTAATGCCATATCCTGATATTTATGATTCCACATTCTCCCTGGAAGGTTGCAAAAAGCGTTTCGCTTCGGCAGTACCACCACACGACATTCGGATGTTAAGGCAATTTCGTCAATTCGTCCGGTGGTGGTTGCGCCAATACATTGTGCCATTACAGAATGACCAATTATTGTCCTTTGAGCAGTGGCTCGATTCGACCATGTACTCGGAAGCTCGCAAGAGTGAGCTCCGGCGTGTCAAATCAGAGTTCACCGTAATGAAACCTAAGCATTACGAATGTAAATCTTTCTCAAAAGCAGAATGTTACCCGGATGTAAAGTATCCGCGGGGCATAAACTCCCGCAGTGACACATTTAAGGTTTTCACTGGGCCAGTATTCAAATCAATTGAAAAGGTGGTATACGAGAATAAGTACTTCATAAAGCATGTGCCTGTAGCTCAAAGGCCAGCTTTCATCCTGGAGAACGTCCAGGCAGCGAACCATGTGTTTGCAGCCACCGATCATTCATCTTTTGAAGCACACATCACGACGGAGATGATGCATGCATGTGAGTTCCAGCTGTACAGTTACATGACATGTAAATTAGCAATACACAATGAATTCATGATGCACGTGATCAATGCACTATCCGGTCTAAATGTATGTAAGTTTAAAGGTTTCACTTTGAAAGTACCCGGTTCTCGAATGTCAGGCGACATGTGTACGTCGCTTGGGAACGGATTCACAAACCTTATGTCAATGTTATTTATATCACAACGCAAGTCTGGTAGCCTGCCCAAAGGCGTAGTCGAAGGTGACGACGGGCTATTTGGATTTACTTGTGACGCCGATGTTCCAACTGCGGCAGAGTATAAGCAGTTGGGTTTCGACATCAAGATGGTAAAGACCAGCGATGTTGGGAGTGCGGGTTTCTGTGGCATGTATTTTAAAGACACTATACGTGAAAATGTCGCAGATATTTCTAAGAACCTGTGCAAATTCGGATGGACAGATTCTCATCTGATGTTCTCGAAGGACACGATGATGCGCAATTTATTGCGGG